AGGTTCGCACCCGTATTGAAGACTGCTCCAATCCCAGAGCCACCGATTACTTTGACTGCTCCAGACAAAGCATTAGACCCAGCACTATCCGTTATAGAGACAACTCCCGTATTGGCGATTTGATAGTTAGACCCCGCTACAACACCACTAATACCAGTTCCGGGTGTGATGCCCGTTGCTCCCGTGATGCCGTTAAAGGAGACAACTCCCGTATTGGATAAGGCGATATTGGATGTTCCCGGTGTAATCCCAATCCCCGTTCCCGTCAAAGACACTGCTCCAGAAAGTCCATTCAGACTTAGGACACCCGTTCCACCGGGAGGAGTGTATCCAAAGGTAAGCGTATTTGAACCCGCACCTACGATACTGAGTCCAGAACCGGGTGCGACGGCGAGAGTGGCGTTGGAGGCATTCACGGGTGTTCCAGTCGGAGGCGTCAAGATATTCACACCTTGACTGGGAACATTCAGAGTCAGAATATTGGAAGTCTGATTGAATCCAAAGGTTAGATTGCTTGGAGTTGCCGTCTGGAGTTTAATCGCACCCGTGAGATTGGATGAGCCACTCCCCGTTGCGTCAGTCAAAGCAAGAACACCCGTGTTGCTGATAGACGCAGAAGAGGCAGTCGCACCCGAGAACGCTACACCCGCTCCTTGTGTGAAGGTAATATTGCTACTCGTCAAGGGAACTCCAGATGGAGGAGTGATGACACTAATCCCACCACCACCACCCGCTCCCGTCGCAGTAATCTGAGCCACTCCAGATATATCCGTAATCGCAAACGCAATCCCCGCTCCATCAACAAAGTTCAATCCAGTCGCACCCGGAACTACATTAGACCCCGCTAAATCCACATTTATACCACTTCCAGAAGGCGTGGCTACAGTTAGTTCAATCGTTCCAGAAGGGTTTTGTGCGAATGTAAGGTTGGAGTTGCGTGAGGATAGACCAACACTTCCTCGCAAGGCTACATTTGACCCCGTTGTGCTATCTGGAAACACAATATCCGAGACTCCGTTATTCAAGAGAGCAAAACTAATATCACCACTGCCCGTTGAGGTAATGCCGATATTAGAATCACCAATCAACTGAATATCACCCGTATTATACTGCCCGTCCGGAGTATTGATATAGTTGATGCCGTCTGACCCAAGAGGAGGAGCAACATTAGAAGTTGTGTTCGGAGCAATAAAGACACTATTGATGTTGGAGGATACTTTGCCCCACTGCGTATTGCTGGAGTTGTTCAGATACACATTCCCCGCAATGGAGGCGTTGGAACTATTCACACCGAGTCCAATCCCACCACCACCCGCACCGCCTTGAACCGGAACACCATTCACAAAGAGTCCATCTAAGTTCAACACGCTTATGTTCGCACCGCCCAATGACATTCTATATTAATCCCTAACAAAATAAACGGGTAAGGCGGTGTAAGGCTTTCCGCAACTATAGAGAGGACGGGGCTATATTTGTAGGATTGACACTTATGCTTACATTAGAGCAAGTGATATTCAAAAGGTTTGCGGAATATTGCGACCCAGTTCCCCCTACCTCCTTTGTAAGAACAGACAAATAAGAGGGGGGTGTTGTGTTTCTACATATAAACGGGACGGCAAAGTTATTTGAATACGACGCACCAACACCCGTTCCAGTTCTACCGATATACCACATTTTTGTTCCCGGATAAAGGGCATTATCTACGGGAACGGGAAGAGTGCCGTTGTTCAGAGTGCCAAAGGTGAGATTGCTTGAAGGAACTCCAATCGCCGATTCGCCCCATCCAATAAACAAATCTGTTGCGTTTGACCCCGAATACTGCCCGATATTTAAGTTCGCATAAATCGTTCCAGAGTAAGTTCCCGGTGTAGTAATGCCCGTGTTAAACGAGTAGATAGTTGTTGTGGATGCCGTCGCAAAGGGAATCGGAATACTTGCGTTTGACGAGTTGCTTCCAATCCCAAAAGTTATTTGATTCGGTGGAGTTGGCGGAGTTGGGATAATCGCATCAAAAGTCAGAGTTCCACTGCCGTTGTCCGTAAGAGTAATATTTGACCCCGCTTTGAGGATGATGGATTGGCTCGTGGTTGCCGTCTGCGGTTGAACGCTAATAGGAGGATTTGATGTTGAACCCACACATAACATCGTCGTAAGTTGATTCCAGTTAGACCAACCACCCCCTATAGGAATAATATTTGATGAGGGGGTTGTCGCAACATAAATCTGAGGGCTTCGTCCTTGAACTGAATACTCTACTAACGCACCCGCTTGATATTGCGTTCCAGAGTTCCACTGCTGAGTATCTGTCTGATTTGTCAAAAGATAGGACTGAACCTTTCCAGCATTATCCGTTGTATTCAACCCTAATGTAAGACTATTAGCGGATGAGGCAATCCGAACAGAAGGAGCGTTAGACGCAGTAAAGTCTGTAAAAAGATTTACATTGGAGGCGGTGATGTTAGAATACACAATCCCTTGATTCGGTGCGGCGACAAAGGAGGACACCCCTCCAGCACCGGGTGCTTGTCCGTTAATAAACCGAACATTAGACAACGAGATATTGCTTGTGGTTGCGGTCTTATCTATAGATAAGAAAGGTGTGGATGTTCCCGTTCCCGCTTGTTGATACACTATACTATCGTTGTTGTATCGCCCAATATCATATTCTGCGTTGCTATTCACAACCAACGAAGCACATCCCAAAAACTCTACTGCGGATGGGGATGTATTCGGTTTGATTTGAACCAATCCAGCACTTCCAATCCCTACACCCGCAGTAAAGTTAATGATATTCCCGCAGTTTCCAGACAAGTCATAGTTGAGCGTTCCCGCATTAGAATCAACAACGGCGACTAATCCATTTGTGCCTTGTGCCGTAACGATTCCATCAATATTGTTTCCCGCCGTATCGTATATCTTCGCTACAACACCTCCCGTATTCTGCCAAGTCATATTTACATTAGATGCGTTTGGCGTGTCAAAGTTAATCGCACCAGTTGTAGAAGTGAGGGTAATCGCCCCTACTTGTGTCGTAAGGACACTTGACCCGTTCTTCGGTGTGATACTGGATACACCACTCATTTGCTATACTTTTACGAGATAAAAAAAGGTAATGGATTGTCGGACAATCACATATCTTTTAAAAACACTTAGCGGTTTGCCTTACACCCGCTTACCCCTTACATTAGACGAGCGGAGAGACCCTTACGCTTACCAGCACCCGTTCCAGCACCCGTTCCAGCACCCGTGCCTCCTTCCATAGCACTACTCATAGATGCGGGAGGCTTGGTGCGGTCATACGACTCCTTCGCACGATGGAATACATTGGCGAGAGAACCGAATGATACACGACCGCCCACAAGACGCTTGAGACCTTCGTGAGTCTGAGCCGAAGCGACGGGAGCGGAGATGATGTCTTGTTCGGAGAGCACACCCTTGATGATACGGGATGAGCCACGAATGGACTCAAAGAAACCGGAGTTCGCCGTGATGACATAGAGAGTGGGCTGAACGGGGAACGCAAAGGTGTTGAGGACTTGTAAGTTGAACTGGAGAGTAAAGTTGCCGACGAGCGAAGGGGCTTGTCCGGGCTGGAGTGTAATGTCCTTAGAAGGCTTGAGGACAAGGAAACCACCAGTGGTAGGACGAAGACCACCCGCAACATACAAAGGAGCAACACGAGGAGTTCCCGCACCCCCTACCAACGCAGAGCCATACGCCGTTGCGACTTCAGAACGCACGACACCACTCCACTGAGGGAAGGACATCTGTAAGCCGTTGGCGACGGACATCTGGTAGAGTTCCTCCGTTGTATGCGAGGAAAGGAGACCCGAGAAGTTGTCAAAGTTGATGGAGAGAGGATTTTTGACAGACGAGTTATACTGACTGGCGACGGGCAAGTAGCAATCACCATACGAAGGGTCAGTAGGGTCGGGAGAACCCGCCACTTGAGTCGCCTTCACATAGATGAGGAGAAGGTCGGGAATCTGAGGAAGGGTGATAGTCTGAGACTGGAGTTGTCCCACGCTATTTCCGGCAATCGGACCATTCTGAGACTGAGTGATATAACGAGGGAACTCCATATACGGCACGACAGACTTCGGAGGAAGAGGAACATCCAACGAGGGAGTGAGGAACTGAACATTCATCGTGGCGTAGTTCCAAGGCTGAGGAGCGGTCTGATTGTAGCCAATCGCATCAATCACCGCACAACCACCGATTGCGGTAGGGTCGGCGGCGACATAGCCAGTCTGAGGCGTGGCGACGCAACGGAGCAGACGAGAGAGAGCCGTTCCACTCTTGAAGTTCATCACCAACTGGATGTTGTTAATACCGAAGAGACCGGTGTCGTGTTCGCAATCATCCGCAAAGACGAAAGGAGAGAGGACAAGTTTCTCAGTAGAGGTGATGACAAAGTGAAGAGTGGGCTGGAGTTGGGCTACAGTAGGAACTGCCCCAGTGCCGGACACTAAAGGAACACCATTCCAAGAGTAGATGGTAATACTACCATCAGAAGCGAGGGAAGTGTAAGAATCCAGACCCACTTGGTTGAGGATACGACCTTGAGGAGTTGTGAAAGCAACACCACCCCAAGCACCATTCGGAACTTCATCCACATTCATAGCCTCAGAGAAGCCGTTGGCGGGAGAGTTGATGGAAGGGACTTGACCCGCACCAACAGAGTTGGCTTGGTATTTGTCAAGCATAGTCGGGCAAGTTCTCTGAGCCAAGTTCTTCTTGTAGTCCGTGAGACGGAGAACCTCATAGAGAACATCTTGGGAGTTGATGACTGCCGTAGTGTCGTTAATGGTGGCGGTCATCGTCTGACAAAGAGAGTTGAGAGGGAAAGGAGCAAGAGTCATATCACGACCCCAAGAGACATAAGGGCGGAAGTTCTGGGCGGTCGCATCCGTAGGAACATTGTTAGGATTGGCTACATTCGCAGCGTTAATCCCAGCGTATTTCGCACTCGCATCCACATCCATCTGCCAGTTGGTAGAGGCACTCCAACGCAAGGCTCTATCCACGAACACATTCTCGGAAGGAACATAAATGTTGAAAGTCATCTGGGAGGAAGTTGAGGCGATGGCTTGGAACGGGGCATTCGTAACGGAGAGAGCACCTTTCTCCACTGCGTAGCGGGGTCGGGACTGAACGATGCGGTCGTCAAAAACGGCTTCCTTCACAATGTCAGAACTCATAGTATATTAAGGGGTGCGATAAAAAATCAGCCGAACAAAAACTTTTTTTGACCCGTTGATTTCTAGAGTTTATTCCGTAGCATCCCCTTTACCGGGATAGGGCTTCTTGCGGAACATTAGTTTGAACGAAACAGAGGAAAGATTATACATCTGGAGAGGATATAACTGATTGTCAAGGCGGTTCTTCCACCAGACTTGGATGTCAATAGACCGGATATCTACTTTGGAGTTCTGGAAGGACGCCATACGATACTCGGCTGCGGGAGCGTAGTAAATCATCTTCTTGTAGCCGTTCGGGTCTGCGGATAAATCCAGAGCAATGTCCGTGATAATCGGTGCGAAGGCAGACTGGGATGTAGAGTTCGTTCCTAAGTTTCCACTTCCCAAGGAGTTCGGAGGAGCGTTCTGTTCGTTCTTGAGAGGAAGCAAGTTAGAAGTAAAGACAATACTATCAATCGGAGACCAGAGGGTTGAGGTTGAAGGAATGTCTTGATACATCTGAATGAACTGACCGGAGAGGTCTGGAACGACAATCTTGTTCTGCCCCCAACCCAAACTCTCTACAACCATCTTGTAAGCAAAGCCAGTCGGGAAGGGCTGAGCCGTTGCCGGAGTATAGAGCCACTGATAATCTTTGTCATTTACATACTGGAACGGGAAGCCCTCAAACATACCCCAGAGATTTGTATTCATCCACGCACTCATCTGAACGACGGCAGTGGTCGCAAGAGGGTCTTGAGGAAGATAGGCAGAAGGATAAATCATACTGAAGAGACCGGAAGGAGGGTCATAATACATCTTTGGAGGAGGATAGACGGCAGTCCAAGAGGCATATGTCGCATACGAAGGAAGTGCTCCCAATGTGGAGACATAACTCTGATAGGTCGTCCATACCGCAATATTGGCTTGGTCGTAAGCCTCATTCACTAAATCAACCCAATGCTGGATTGTATAGACCCAGTAATATCGGGAGGAAAGGTCTTGAGGCTGACCCAGTTCGCTTGAAACAACACTCCAAAACAAAGGGCTAATGTTTGGAGACTGGTTCAGATTTGGGGAAGCATTCGGGATGGCTTGATAGAAGTTAATCCCACCCGTTCCAAGATTGGGAAGACCAATAATCTGACCCGGAATATAAGTGGTCGTTCCGTTCCAGATGCCTACATAGTTAATGGAGCAAGGAGGGCGGGGGATAGGAGCAAGGCGTTGATTAATCGTCTCGGGCTCATACTCAATATACTGAACGGGAGGAGCAATCAAGATATTCGTAAGAGTTCCACTCAAATCCACAATGCCGTTGAAAGAAATCCCTACCGCATACTCCGTAAGATTTACATCCGTCTGTCCCGTGCCTTGCTGAATCTGAGGAATAAACAAGGGCAAATCACGATTCGCACCATTCAGAACAAATCGGACAATAGAAAACTGATACTGAGAAGCGTCTTTGACAATCGCAGTATCACGAGTCTCAATGAACCGAATCTGAGGGTCTGCCGTAGCATATGCGTTCGGGAGAGTGTCTTCGGTCTGGTTATTGACGATAGATGCGTTGTAATACACGATGTCGGGAGCAGAGGGGTCTCCTACAACTTCAAAACCACTTGTGCGACTGAAGCCACGATTCATTCTATATATTCTACGAGAGATTATTTCCCAAGTTTTTGAGCGGTCAATGCCGATACAAAGTCATCCGGAGACATACCACTACTATCTATCGCCTTCTTGTATTGTTCTAATGATTTAGGAGCATATAAACATCTCACGATTGCGTGTCTTCCACAAGTATTGACATCCTCCTTTTCCTTTTGGAAGGGGTATGTATTGTAATAGACGGGTTTCCCAGAGGCTTTGAGGAACTCCGTAAGAAAGGGGGCTTCTTCTCCATATTCTTCCCGCTCATCACGAGGAACTTCGTGTAAGGGGGTCTCGGGTTTTTCTCCATATGGGTCAAAGTATTCAATATGACCTTGTTTATTGAGAAGACAAACCCAATGTCCCGCAGTATCACTCATCGTAAGATATAACAAGATACAACGACCCTTTTTATCAAAGGCTTGTCTGTAATCGGTCAAGTTCTTCAGTTGAGGATAGGTCATAATCTTAATGTCTCTCCCAAGTATCTTCCGGATGTCGGAGTCGGAGAGTGGATAGTTTTTGATGCGTCCTAATCCGCTACTCATTCTTATCTACTACTAGAAATGAATAACGGATGGGGGTCTCCACTCAAACCTAAGAAAGGCAAAGAAAAAGAAGAAAAGCCGACGGAGTTGCCGAAGTTCAAACCGCAAGTGATTAACCTTCCAAAATCGGAGGCACAGAAGATTGTAGGAGTGTCGGGACTTTCCGTTCAAGAAGTGGTCTGGGTTCAGCAATGGTTAGAGACACGCCTTGCGGAGAAATCATATCCTCGCTCGTTTGCTGGGAAGGATGCGTTCGGTCAGATTCAGTTGTTCTTATCACCAGCCGATTCATCAAAGTTGCTTTCGGAGATACGGGCATCCTTTCCAAGGAAGTCTCTGACGGAAGAGAGAGAAGAGGATTTTGCTTTCTTGTTTCATCCCGTAGTTCAAGCGGATACACAAAGATTGCTTCAAGTCCATTGACCTCTTCGGGTTTGGAAATATCCTTCTGTTTGTCAAACTTCTTATGGAACTCGGAAACAACCTTTGGGGGTAAAAGAGGACTAATCTCTTGTAATCTATCATACGAGTCTCTCACATACTTCAATAAATCGTGAGGAGTCATTCGTTCCTCTCGTGGAAGTCCCATTTCAATCCTCAGAAACCGATACAGACGAGCATATTGTAGCGAGGCTATTCTATGCCCTTCTGCCCGTTTCGCCCACCCATAATACGCACCCAGAGTATTCAACACTCCTACAATAAGACTTCCTATACCTAACGCAACAGAACTAATCATCTCTTGACCCGCAAACATACTCTGAGACCCAGCACTTAGAAACGCAATCACTCCAGAGCCTACAATGACCGGTAAATCAATCCAAGTTCGGCGATAGGAGTAGATTTCTTCCCCTCGTTTATGACACCATCCAAGGCAGTTCGCTTTCTCTCCCGTAGAGGCAAGATATTCCTCAAGATGCGGATTCCAACTCACTTCCCCAATCTCGGACATCTACTTTTGAACGCAGAAAGTTTTGGGGTAAAGCGGGGTAAGCGTTTTCGCCGACTTTTCAAATGGAAAAAGTTGGGGTTGGGGTAAGCGATTCCGCCTACACCCTTTGCCTTTCCCCAGATTCAAAAAAATAGTTTGCGGAATCCCTTACACCGCTTGACACTCTCTAATACACCACAACTCCATAGCATATCCTACGACCCACTAATCAGAACTCTTGCGTGTTGAGGGGCTACAAGGAACTGAGGATAGTGCTTATAAACACAGACCCATCGCCCCATTTTCTTCAAATCTCTGACATCATTCTTTGTCATTCCGATATGGTTCTTAAGGAGATAGCCAAGAGCGTGGAAAGAAGTCGCCATTGGATACACAACGATGTGGGTGGCTTCGTTGAGGAGGAGTCGTGTTTTCTTATAGTTTGTAAGATAGTGAGACAAGCATAACATAGTAGTATTCGTGTGGCGACCCATAGTAGCCAAATCATCTATTAGTTTATGAATAACTTTCTCGGCGTCGCCCGTGAAGGTGTCGTAGTCATCAAAAATCACAAGGCAATCTTGAAACTCATCCAGTTGGGGGTAATCATCAATAAAAGTCTGAATGTTGATTCGCTTCAAATCTTTGAGAGCATCCAAAGTGGAGTCTTCGCCGAGTTTAGAGATGAGATAGATTTCTCGGTCGGGAAAGAGTTTCTTATAGGTTTCTGCGATGCCTCGTGCGATATAGGACTTACCAGACCCAGAAGCACCCGCAATATAAAACACTTCTCGTTTCTGAGGGTCGGGGGAGGGAACGAGTTGAAACTGCCCGTCATCGGGTAAATCCACATTGTTAGACTTCGCACTATCAGTGAGAATGCGGTCGTAAAGTTGTTTTCCAAGACTTCCTTCACCCACTAACTGGTCGGAAGTAAGACCTTTAGAATGAGCCTCTTGAAGACGAGCAATCAGTTTGATTCTATCAGAAGGCTTCACATCACGGAGTTCCGTAGCATAGTCATTGGGATTGATTTCTAACTTGGGTTTCTCGCCTTTGTGATTGTCTTCGTGGATATAGAGCACTCGTCCATCATACTTCCCACCCTTGACAATCGCAATCGGTCTCGCACCTTTAGTCTTATCAAACGAGAGGCTCGGCATCGGTATATTCGGGACGCATATTTTTTCTGAAAATGAAAAACATTCTAAGAAAACATATAGAATACTCTAATCCTTTTACGAGTTTCCTATTTCGGTTGGAGACCCATTTCGGCTAAGTAGAGGGGGTCATCTGGCTGACCTTTCTTGCGTTGGGCTTCTTGAACGGCTTCTAACTTTCTTTGTTCCTTCTTGAGGTAATCCGTAGGGAAAGGGGTTCGTTTTGTTCCGGGTGTTGATGAGCGTATCGCATCCTTGTATTGGCTTCTCTTGATATCAGCAAAGTCTATCTTGCGTTTTAAGGAGGTTGTAAAAGTATCGGAACTTCCTAAGATTTTCTGAGCCAACGCATTCTCTGCGATAAGGTGTTCGTCGTCTAATGGACTATACATATTAGGAGAGTGATATTGTCTCCAGAGTTCATCAGATAGGACACGGAAGCCGAGAGCCTTTGCGGGGTCTGACTCTTGATAGGTTTTCGCAAGGTCTCGCAATAAGGTCTGAACTTGTTGTTGAGCGGGGTCTGGATATGTTCCCGCCCTTCCTTGAACACTATAGGCGTTAATAAACGGCTCATAAAACAAGCGTTTGGATTTCTCATCCCGATGAAGACCGGCTTTGACTTCCTCTGCGTTATATCCGCCTATGAGGGAGGGTTGGGAGAGATGCTTGTAGAGTTGGGATTGGATGTGCTTGAGGATAGGGGCGGGGTTGGGGCGT